GCTTGTCTTAAAAAGAATTTCCGTAGTAGTGCTACCAAGCGTCCCCGCTTCACAGTGCATATCACTGGCAACGTCGCGCATAAAAGCACTCACACCAAATCCTGCAATTGGTGCATGGGTAACAGTTAGTTTGCCTGATCCATCATAAACTAGCCCGGTGCTATTTCCATTGGAAGATACCCAAGTGGTCCCGTTATAAGAGATGTAGTCGGTAATTATTTGCGGGGTAGATCGCCACAAAACTTCCGTAGTGGTGGGAGTTGTGCCATCAATCTGAGCCGCTACTGCGCCATTTCTCGCTGTAGCAAATCCCGTAGCGCCACCAATAGGGTCATGGGTCAATGTCAGTTTACCAGTTGCTGTATCAAATGCCATATTGCTAAACACATTTGAAAGAGAGACCCAAGTGACACCATTATAGTAAACATAGTCGGCTATGCGATCTCTAGTAATAGTCATAAGTGCAGACGCTGTACCAACCGAACAGCCTGCGCTCACACCATATGGTGATAGTGTTTCATCTGCTACAACTAGAATTGAACCAACGCCCGTAGTAGTGAAATCATAATTAATTGTAACATTTGTAGCAGAACTAACTACTGACGAAATGCCTACAGGGTGGTGATTGGTGTCACTGATAGGTTGCCAATATTGAGTCCCATCGACATATCGCAAAGCGCAGGCAATAACCTTATAACGCTTACCGTCCGCGCCCTTAACAATTGGCTTCTTAATTGATCCGTCAGGATTTAGCAGGCTTGTTACAGGGCCGCCAAACAAGTTATTAAGTTTGGTGGTAAAACTGCCTGCATCAGCATCAATCTTACTAAAGGCATCATTAATATCGCCCCGCCATGTAGGCTTATCGCTATCAGCAAATTGTGGTAGTGAAAGGGTTGGTGTCTTAGTGCTAGATCCCATTAACTGTACCACCATTCGCAATAATAGCATTCTTCAAAATAGTAATTTGTGACTGTAGTGTAGCAATTTCAGCCTGCTGATTTGCTAGTGATGACTCATTCGTTGTGAATGCGTCATCAATCTTCTTAAACGCGACATTCACATCGCCCAGCCAACTCGGCTTATCGTCATCAACGAACTGAGGCAAACGCTTATTCGTGGTATAGTTAGTATATCCCATTTCGTATTCCTTTAGATTGCCACGTCGTTGAGAGTGGGGTATGTAATAGCCAAATCAAAATGTCGGGCGGTGACCTGCATATTGTCATACGTGAGAGCAGTTAGTTGAAGATCATCATACTGCTTAGCAAAATAAGCATAGAGTCTCAAATTATCATAAACTCGGCTAATAACAGTGGAAAGCCCCTCTAGCGTTGTACCATTTGTGGGATCGAATGCGATAGATTCATCGTGCGATCCTTCAATAAGTTTTTCTAGTGATGCTTCTAGAGCGTTAAGTGCGGTATTAAATTGTGCGGACAAATCCGCAATGGCAGTATTAAGATTGGTGCTATCGGTAATACTCAACTCATTAAGTGAGTTGATAATATCATCAACCTTTGAACGCAGCCCATACAGAATAGTTAGATATGTATCATTATCTCGATAGGTGAATGGTGTCACCTGATCTATTGGGCTATAGGGAGCCAAACCAACCAAAGGGAGTGACATAGGAAAAACCTTCCGATCTAGTAAATTCGTCTCCATTATCCCAAACCATCATAAACAATGATTCAAGTTCTGAAATAACATTCATATCTATATTCAAAAGCGATTTGCGGTATTGCATAAGTAACGTTGCCTGGTGTCCCTGGGAGCCTGTCACGTTGCGTGAAATCGTACCATCGCCGCTAGAGTTTTGGGTTGCATTGTTTCCACTAGTTCCGGTAACGGTTGTCTGTCCAACGGCATCAGTGGCCCCGCTAGCATAATCCTCATTTCCAGACAAAAGCGTCTGAGGGGTTTCAGATGTAACTCCCCGACTTTGGCTATTAGTTGTGCTGCTATTCGTCCCCGTTGAGTCTGTAGTGGCACTACCAGTATTGTGAGTAGTGGCGTCGTCGCTATAGTTAACAGTTGCTAACGGATCAATTGTTAGAAGTGTAGACTTATACAACTGATTATAATATGGCATGATTTCGCGCATTTTACGGTTCAATGCGAAACGCCACATTCCAATAGTTTCCTGACCAATTTCATAGTTCATATAGTGATCGATAATTTTCTTTTCAAAATCGGCCCTATATGCCTCATCGAAAATGGGGTATCTATTAGCATCCGTTGCTGGTAGAAAAATAGTTTCGCCCAAGTCGATAATTTCGCTAACTCTGATTGTGAAATTTCCCATTATGAATCCACAACTCCCGGACTTTGTGAAATGCGGTACTCATCAACAATGTTATCAATATCAACATTCCAGTGAACTTTAACATCTAGATCATACATTTTATTAATTCTCTCCGCGGCGTCTCTGCGAGAATCAAGCGCGACATTTCTAGCCATCATAACCTGAGAGTTATTAGCGGCAACCTCCGACGCGACTAGTCGCTCACGCTTTTCTTGATTAGCATTATTGATACCTAGGAATGTCATGCACTCATTCCAGATTTTAGTCTTAGAAACTTGAAGGTTAGGGACTAGTTGCACGTCAAGTTTCATATCCAAAAGTTTAAACTTTGCATCCAAGTTATCGCCTAGTGCATTTGTTGTGACAATGACCGGTTGACCTTCTTGAACCTGCCTGAATGCATTAACAATAGACAGGCGCTCATTATCATTTGCCACCAAAATAAATGGGTGTCTAAGCGCCATTAGGTCAATTTCAATAGTGCGATCAATTTCAGCCAACTTAGAAGCGTAGATTAGCGCAATATCCCAATCAGGTTGGCGAAGGAAGTTTGCCCAAATGGGAACGCAGTTCTTTGCGCTAAGTGTTTTGTTAACCATTGTATTACCCATGACTCGAAACTGAGTTGGGTTGTCATACATATTAATAGGTCCTGATCCGCTACCCCTCAGTGCAAAATAGCGATCAAACTCCTTATCGAAATAAAAGATTGACAGTGCTTGCCGAAACAGAGTCAGTTCAAGAAATCTAACATCAATAGTATCTGGTAACCCAGTCCAAGTAAATCTTGCGCAGGCAATTTCAGTAAAGATGCGAATATACATTCGTTCTTCAAGACTCTTGCGATTCTTAGCAGGGTTATTCCTGAAATCGTCATAGAGTGAGCCTGCATAATCTCGCTGTCGTCTTGCCATTAGAGCGTCACTCCTGATAGTGGGGTATTCGTCGCCATATCCACATTCCCGATACTAGCAGGATTAGCCCAAACTGTAACGCCCTTTTCAAAAATACCTCTAATAGTTTGCCTAAACGACTCGGGGCAAGTACTAGACGTAATATAGGTTTCGCGCAATTTCCAATAAGTAAATTCGCTCATTACCTGATAGTTAGCAGGCATCTTGCTAAACCTATTAATTGCATAACCATATCTCAGCCAAAACTCGCCAATAAGCGCCATTGCAGCGGGCTGTAGAATCTTTAGCCTAGCAAATAGTCCCCACTTATATACAGCAAGGTTAAATGCGTCTCCACCAATTTGCCCAGACGTTGTAGGTTGAATCATCTTAGCATCTTGAACCTTAGCATTAATTGCAGCAATAGCATTCTGATAATCACCCTGAGCCGCATAGTCGCCATAGGCCTTATTGGTGTCGCGCATAACTCCCATAGTGCCCTGACGCGCCACGTTGCGCTCACGAATCTGGCTAGTGTCAATACCATACTGCCCGATATTTTGCTCGCCCTGAATTGCATAATTGGCTACAGCGTTAGCATCGCCCTGAATTGCGCCAATCGTGCCACCTATGGGGTTGCCTCCAAGAATGGAGCGGACACCATTAACGGATGCATTAAGCCCTGAAAGTTGGGCTTGCTGCATTTGTATGCTGTTAAGAAGTTGCGCTCTCTGAGTTGTCTGCTGAGTGTCCAAGGCGGCCATACGGTTGTTCAAATCCATATTAGCGTTAGCCTGAGTAAATGCCATTTGATTACCAGTGAGGGCACGCTGCTGAGACCAATCGGCTGAGGTGTGCTGGTAAGCAATTCCATTACGGTTAGCCGCAAGAAAGTTCATATACCCATTATTCACAATGGAGAATGTAGGTAGATCAAAAATTCCTGTAGCCATATCTAGAAACTCGCCGCTATAATGGTTAGTTGCATCGTATCCCTTTGGCATATTATACCCCAAGGGCGAGATAACTACTCGCGGGCTAGGCGGCGAAAGGTGCATCATCTTAAGCGCTTCCAAATTCTCATTGGGGACGCACTCGGGCTTAAGAATAATAGGATTACCGCTATAAGTAGTCATTTCCACTAGACAGTAGGGGTATGTTAGGAATTTCTTAAGAAGCGCATAGCGCCCTACAATCACATTATCTCGAAAATTACTTGCTAGCGTAATAACTTCCTCAGGGGGCTTCCAACCATTCAATGCGTAGGCAGTCCCAATTACCGGATCAACCGTTGTATCAAATACAAATGGGTCATTAAGCATTTCAGTGGTGGCAAACGGTGGTACGGCAGTAATGGAAACTATCCCCTGAGTAATCCAGGGGACACTACTCATAGACTGCATAAATTGGTAAAACGCCGCTGGTGTAGTGAACAAGTACATTTCACAACCGTTGGGCAAGAACTCAAAATTGGAGCCGTTAGCAGATGTTAGAACCGGAGCCGATACAGTCCCATATGGGGGCTTCAAGGAAACGGTGCTAGTTACCAAAATATTATAGACAGTTCCGGCAGTCGCATCCCCCGGCATACTTGACGCGATAGTGTGCTCATACATATCAGCAATGACATACTCATTTCCAACGTCTAGACCTTCTGGAACCGTAAGATATGTCCTGCCATGATCATCAAACTGATTTTCATTAGCAATGCCGATATGTCCGCGCTCAACAAAACAATTTCCCATTGTCACATCGCGGGAGAAAGTTTGCCATACGTCTAACTGAATTTGCAGTTCAGTAGTGTTAGGCGCAATATACTTCACATCTGTAATAAAATAGTAGAAGGTTCGCCCAACGTCTCCCGCAATCGGTTGCTGAGAGTTATAAGCCCTCAGATAGTTAAACTTATAAACGGCGTCAAACGGTAGATTAATTCTGACCGGGTGGCCGGGCTTAGCATAAGTCAACTGATTAAAGGTGAACGAAGGATTTTCCCTAGTAGACAAATATGAGTCAAGCGCTGTGTCACTATCAAAATAAACAATATCTCGATAGTCCGAGTTCCAGGGGACATTACACAAACTAACAGATGTGCCGGGAGTCCAAACAGCGTAATTGAAGCTCAGCCCGAACGCGCTACCCTGAGGCAGTTGGTCGATAGCACTAGTCATTGGAAATCCTTAATATTTCTTATAGTTGTTAGCGCGAACCTTATCCCAAGCCGCTTGCGATATTGGCCCCCAAACCCCATCAGGTTTAGTACCTACTAGCGTCTGCAAACGCTTAATGGTTTCCAGCCACGCAGCGTCAGAATTGGGTCCCCAAATACCATCTTCTTTTGTTCCCACATAACCCTGTAGCGCGCGAATGTTTGTCTTAAGTTTTCTAATAACTGTGCTGGCAACGGCATCAGTAATATCTCCCCATTTACCGTCTGCTGTAATGTGGAGAGCGCCTTGAATCTGTGCTACCAACAATGGTGTCGCTGAACTAGTGGGTTGGGGGCTCCCGATGAGTTTGAGAAATGCGTTTAGATCACCATCGAATTGTGAGGCATCGCACGGAAAAGTGATCCCTGCAAATGCTTGCTTATCCGTAAATTGCCAAAGCGTGTGAGCATCAGTTGGCTCACCATATTGATATGCTGCTAGCCAATCAATTTTAACGCCTGGAAGATGGTTGCGAGCAAAGATCATTCCCGAATATGTCCACTCGGTGTGATAATTAATCGCTTGCAACCATACCACTCTACGGGAATCCTGATTACCTGATCCTTCTTCAATGTCAAGAATCACAAATTCATTTGGACGAATATTTCCAATAGTTGCTGCAAAGTCTTTTGCGGCTTGAATTGCATCTACGGTAGCCGGAAGATATTGATAATACCCAATGGCGCCTTTAACAAAGGCTCTAGCGTTAATCTGATTTCCAGTAAAATATCTATCGGCACGAAATCCATTATGTGCGCGAATAATTACTACCGGATTTTCGGCCCCATATTTCTGCCAATCAATGACTTGCTGAAATTCAGAAACATCCGCAATCTTAAACATAATCTATATCCCTTGCATTTGAATTAGTCCCATCATAGGCGGGAGCCCCCACCGACACTAGGTCAGTGAGGGCTCCCGTTCCCTGGGTGAAGGGCCGTCGCTGCCAGTGGCTCAGCCGACAGTGACGTTCACAGTGTAGACCACCGGAGTGCCCGCTCCAGCGTCATAGGAGACCGTCACGACGTACCCGGCTGCCTGGGAGCCAGTGACCGTAACTGTCACGTCTCCGCTGCCGTCAACGTGAGCGATAACATCATCCTTCTTCACGGTGGAGCCTGCGGGAAGGGTGAGGCTATACGTCGTCGTCCCAGCAACAAATGCGGGAATATCCACATTATCAATAGTGATACCAGTAATCCCGTTAGCCTGCTCAGGCCACTCGGGAACAACCGGTCCAGCAACCGTAAGGTCAAGTGCCGCTGAAACCATCGGGTCCGTACGCGGATCGTTAGGGTCGATGTAGACCGAACGGGCCGTTACCACTAGCGTAGTCGCGCCCTCATCGCCGCCAACGTGAAGAACTCCGGTCGGGCTAACGTATGTCTTGGTAGACGTTGCGCCCGCCACGGCGTAAATCACGGAACCCGCACTACCACTAGACATAACAACGTTGCTATCCAAAGAATAGATATTACCACGATCGACAGTGGTAACGGTAGCGTTATTAATATCCGTAGCGGTCGGAGTCGAGACAGAAACAACAGAATCCGAAATGGTAATAACCTCATCATCCTCGCCCGTAGTAAACATCACGGCCGGAACAAATCGAGATGCGCTAATAACCTGCCAGTGGTGGAGGAAGTAGTTGTTCTGTCGAGAAACCGGATTGAACTGAGACGTGGTATCAAGCGCCTGATCTGCGATAACAAAGAAGTCCTTTGTCGTCATAATCGCCTGACAACCCTCTACGCCAAACTGCGATGTCGGGATAGGCACAACGCGCCCATGCATATTTGCCCTATCCTGATTGAACGCCCCCGCCAATGCCTCAACATCAATTGCAGCATTAAACTCGGGAGTGACAAACAAATATAGGTCGTCTCTACTAGCGAACGTAGGCATCTTAGCCGCATTGTACTTAGTGCTAAGAAAGGTGAGGTTATCAGCCATAGCGCGCATCTTGCGAAGTGCAACCTTTGCCTGATCCCCATTAGACTCAATAGCCGTAATGTCTGGAACGTGAATGTGGTGGAATCCTCCATTAGACTCATACGTCTTAAAAAGAGCGCAAGTCAAAAGGAATTCATCCCACTGGTCAGAAGTGCTCGGGGCTTCCATCAACTTATTGATAAAGTTGGCGAGACCATTAGGCTCCAGAAAAGCCCTACGCAGAAGATTGTCGTTAATGGTGATCTTATAGTAATCCTGCCGATTCACCTTGTGAAAGTTAACCTGAACCTCTGGAACCTCGGTCCCAAAGATATCCTTTTCCATATACTCCCGGTCGGAATCGTAGCGATGTGCCTCTAGCAGACCGGTCTGGATTTCCTCAATAGTATCTCCAAAAGTCAGGAGCCCTCGCTTGAAGGGTGCTAGAGGATTCTGCCAGTTAGTATTACGCGCGATAACCATACCAATCCGGTTGACCAGTGAGTCGATAAACTCATTGTAGTGAGTGCGATACTGAGTCAACTGATTAACAGTCGCGTTAACCCCGGCATCAGTTGCCGATGGGATACGGCGCTGGTATTCAAGAGACTGGTCGGCCCTAATGGCATCAAGAACCTGCTCATTAGGGACAGTCTTAAGAGGGCGAATATCAAGAGTCATTATTTAAACTTTCTTTATGTGGCGAAAAGATCGTCAATACCGTGTCTTTATGTGGCGAAAAGATCGTCAATACCGTTAGAGCCTACATCGTGATTTTGGTTTTTATCCTCGCCCTCTCCGCTATTATCGCCCTGGGACGACATTAGCAAATCATAATTAGTAGACTTCAATCGGGAAATTTCAGACTCATATTCCTGAATCCGAGTCTGCAATTCAGTAGCCTTTGCACTAGCGCCCTCGGCTAGTTGCGCCGTGCTGCTATATGCTTGGGTTAGATCGTCATAGATGGAAGGCGGGGGGCCATCCTCCCCCGGCTCCCTCAGTGTGTTAATCAATTCGTGGAAATCCATAAGGATACCATACACAAAAGCGGTGCCCCTCGCAACGGTTGATATACCGTGCGAGGGGCACCCTTTCTTTCAATCGGACTCATTGCACCGTTATATGTAGCGTGCTACCGCCATTCACCACGCCGGTACGGTCTCAGCGTAAGCATCCAGCCTGGGACATAATAACAGTATTGCAAGAGCCACTATTTTATTATTCCCACCACTTACCAGACTATATAAGTTTGGGCGATGGGCTTAGAGCGCTGTCAGGGATCGAACCTGAGACATTACTTTCCTTAGGACCGTGCTCCTATTTTCTCCAGCACGCAGCGCGTCCTGGGCTACTTCTTGACAGTTGGCTGAGCCTTAGGCGCATCAGCCGGGGGAGCGGCATCAGCCTGGGGCTCAGCAAAGCCGTTCTCAACGCCCCACTTCACCAGCGCGGCATTAATAACATCACTCTTAGACATACGGTTAGCCCAACGGTGCTCTTCAATAAACTCATGAAGCGCGGCGCTCACGGTTCCAGAGACGTTAACTCGCTTCTCCTGGGTTGCACTCTTAGCCATTGATCCATTCCTTCACTCAGTTAGTTAAGGGGCCTACATGTTCAACGTAAACCCTGTCGATGTAAGAACGATACCACCCTTCACCCGGTTTGGCAACAACTTACCCTCGAACACTTTGCCGTTATAGAAGTCATCGAACGTGACGCGCTCAGCAATTGAGTCGGGGAGTCCGGCTATATGTGTTACATATGATCCATTGGGCAACTTTTCACAATAACATTTAGCCCTGACATATATGGCCTCATCGAAAATAGTTTCCATTTTCCAGGCACCTAAGCGGTGTGGATCAACGTCTAACGTATTAGGATCTTCTTTAACTAGCAAATGTAGTGAGTCTGTATCCGCGTACAGGAAGTGATCGTAATGTTGTTGGGCGGCTCTAATTGTCACATCGCGCGCGTAGGCTGTAATAAAGACTCCGACCGGAGTATATACAGGGTCGCGCATTTCCTCGTCGCCAACAACCAAAGAAACTACACCATCTTTAAGAACTGGAATCTTTGGGGTGACATTAGGATTAGTAGCGAACTTTCCATACAAAGAATTTAGATGAAGTTTAGCAATAGTTCTTAGGCCATCCTGGGCTTCTGCCTTAACCTTCATCCACTTGTCAATGTAATCACAAAAGACTCCTGTAATACTACGGAAATACCAGCCCCCTTCCCAAGCCATAATGTCCATATCGTAATGATCTTGCCAAAGGGCGAGATCAATACTAGTGCAGATCATGGTTACCGGATCAGATATCTCAGACTGATATTCTGAGGCGGTAAAGAATGGTGAGCCTTTAACCTGAATGCAAGGTATGTACCCAGGCTTCAATGAGGCCGTGAATGTTATTGCTACAATATATAGCGACCAATCAGCATCGGGTTTAGGTTCACCAGTAAAATACTTGGGCTCCCCATAAGGCATCGGCCTATCATACATAACAGACGGATACTT